GGAAACCATCTTCTAAAATAAAGAAACCATTGTTTCCATAAGTTACACTTGGAGAAGTATTTATTTTCCATTCTCCAGTTGTTGCGTCTGTTGAACCAAATGCTGATGCGTCATAAGCATATCCATCACAATAATGTGCATGACTAATTATTCCATCAAAATTATTACTTGAAGTTTCATATGCACCAAATAGTTGAGTATGACCACCTAAAGCACTCGGTGCTTCTAACATATGAGAAGGATTATTATTTGTAGCTAAATCTGCTAATTCACCATTAATATATAATTTAGTTCTGTCTGCTACAGTTGATAGTGTGCTATTGTATTTACATACAATATGATAATATCCATTTACATCTCTTAAAGAAGCACTTGTATATTTTTCAACTACTTTTGTACCACCAGAATTATATTCTACCCATTCAAAACGACAGTTATCAGCAGAATTATCAAATTGAATAACATACCAATGATTACCACCATTATATCCTAAAACACATTTTCTTCCTGTTACATTTGAAATTTTACACCAAGCACTAAAAGTAAATTTAGTTGCGTTAGTTGGTGTAACTGTTGTTCTTGATAAATATGTACTAGCCATTAGTTAAATTGTCCTCCACCTGTTGCACCGAAGCTAGATTGTAAGCTAAATGCTCTATCTGCTGTTTGACCTTCGGCATCTGTTATTCTGATTGTAAAATTGTAAAGTGTTGCAGTAGTTGAACTACCACCAAAATCTGTTGTTGATAAAACTCCATTTGAAGCAAGAGTTACATTAGCACCTGATAAATTTGAGCCTACTTCAGAAAATGTTACTGCACTATCTGAAGAACCTGCGATTGTAGCTACAGTTCCGCTAAAGTTACCTGAAATAGAACCTAATGAACCTGCGTTTGTAGAAAATGTAGGTGCTGTAGACGCTGTAATAATATTGTTTGTACTTCTTCCTGCGTTTCCATCTGGATTTTCTATTCTTACATAGTAGTTACCTGTTGCTAAAGTCACATTAACTGAAAGTGTAGTTGCGTTAGTTAAGCTAACAGTATTTGCTACTGTATGTACCCCAGTTGTAGGATTAATAAATTCAACAATAGGTATTGCAACAAAGTTTGTACCTGTAATATTTATTGTTGTAGCTGTAGCAGGTGCGATTGTTTGAGATACGTCTGCTACTGTTGGTTTTGTTTCTGTTGCATCAACCCAAGATAATTGGTTTGTATTAGAACCTGCTGTAGCAAGTACCTGTCCACTCGTTCCTACTGAAGTAGGTAATATTAAATTATAACTTTGTGCTGAACTATGTGCAGGGCTAGAGATTGAAACTCCATGTGAATTTTGTGAACAATTAAGTGTAATCTTACCATCTGCTGAAGAACCATCTCCTTTTGCAGTTAATGATGTTGCTGTTATTACTTTGTCAGCAATAGTTGTAGGTAATCTTGCGTCATTAATAGTACCTGAATTAATAGCTGAACCTGAAACTGAAGCTACATTAAATGTTCCGTAAGCAACAATATCTAAAATGTCTCCTACCGCCGCACCAGAAGCTAGAACTACAGAAGTACCTGATGTAATTGTGATATCACTTGCTGATAATCTTACACCATTTAGGTAAACATCTGCGTAACCTGCGTCATACGCAAGTGTGTTTCCTGCTGTGTCTGCACCTGTAAATGTTGTTTGGTTTGCTGTAGCTGTGTAATTGTACCTTTGAGCTGTACCATTTACTGTGCTACCTGCCGCCGCCCAACCTGACGATTTGTAGACTTTTAATTCGTTAGCTGTTGTGTCAAAATATAAATCTCCAACTGTTAGTGAAGTTGTAGGTGCTGAACTTGAAATTCTGTATTGTTCTGCAAAATTATTTACTGAAGCTAGGTTTGTAGCAACAGTATTAATATTTGTTAATCCACCTGCAACATTTGTAATATTTGTGTTAGCTCCTGCTACAGTATTAATGTTGGTAGCATTTGCATTTACAGCATTAATAGCCGTTGCACTTGAGTTAACTGTTGCTATTGCAGAGTTCATACCTGCAACTGTGTTAATGTTTGAGCTGTTTGAATTTACAGCATTTATGTTTGTAGAATTATTATTAACTGCCGTTACTGCCGCAGAAATTCCTGCAACGCTAGTGATGTCAGAAGTTATACCTGCAACTGAATTTATGTTTGACGCATTACCTGCTACAGCATTTATTTCTGTACTGTCTCCTGCAACTGTATTGATGTTACTTGAATTTGTATTTACTGCATTAATGTTTGTAGAATTATTGTTTACTGCGGTAATAGCTGAAGCTATCCCTGCAACACTTGTAATGTCACTAGAAATACCACCTACAATATTTACATTAGCTATGTTATTTGAAACAACATCAATCTCACTTGTGCTTTCATTTAAGTCGTCTGCAACTGTTTCTATTTCTGATACTGCTTCTGCTAAATCATTGGCTACTGCAATAACTTTTGCAATGTCAGTTGCTACTGTATTTACTGAACCAATGTTAGTTGCTACTGTAGTTATATTTGCTGAATTTGTATTAGCTGTCCCAATAGCTGTAATGTTACTATTAACAGTATTAATAGCAGTCATGTTGCTATTAACAGTGTTAAGCGTAGCTTTGTCTGTTGCAGATAACCAAGTATTTTCTAGGTAATTTTTAGTTGCCGCATGTTGTGCCGCAGTAGGGTCTGCTACATTTGTTAATCTTTTATTCTGTGCGTCCCATTGAAAATCTGTATTTGAAACTTTAATAACATCACCTGCATCATCAATAGCTTCTTGTGACATAAAGAACGCTTGGTCACTATCTGTATCTAAATCGTTCTCTGTAAGAACTGACCCAGAAGCATAGTCTACTAATTTAGTAGTCTGTGACGTTCTTCTTCTAATCTCAATAGCCGCATCTTGGGCAGGTGCAGAGTTGAAAGTAAGGGTAGTTCCTGCACTATTTAAGCTAAAAGCTGTAGTAACTGACCCTGCTAGAGTAACAGTTAAATCCGCCGTACTTCTGTAACTAAATGGAATAGAATAAGATGTTGTACTGTTATCGCCTGTATAACGTACAAAACTATTTGCCATGTATGATTTTCCTTATGTTTTTGATTGGGTTTTACTAAAAGTGTAAGTTTAGTTAATTAGTGCTTTTATTATGGATTTTTGGTTTTGAAATTCCTCTTTTAAATATTCATTTTGAAGTTTAAATCTTTCCATAATTTCAGGGTATTCTTTAATCATTCTCTTATAAGCTACCCCTTCTACTTGGTGTATAACGTCAATAATGTATTGAACTTGATAATCTTTACCAATTACCTCACCTGTAGGGTGCAAGTATAACTTACTTGTAGGGGTTGCGATAGCGTACTCAATGTATTCTTGAACAGTAAATTTCTTACCTTGATAATCTTTATTAGTAATTGCTTTACCATTTTTATCTAAAAAGACTTCTGTTTTTAATTCTAACCATCTATCGTATGCTGTTTGATTTTTGGAGTTTCGTAAGTTTTTTAAATTAAAACCACTATATCTATCTATTTTAGCAGGAGGTAAATAATTAAACTCTTTATCTAGTAAGAATTTAGCAGTAGCATTATTTTTAAAATTAGTCATAGCAAAAGGAGAAGAAAATAAACCAGTATCACCACCTAAACCAAACAACCAACCTCTTTTTCTATCAATCGTTTGTCCAAACATATTACGTTTCGGCATAGTAGCGTCTGATGTGTTAGTAGGGTTCATAGTTCCTATTCTATCCATTAATGTCCATAATTCTCTTTCCCACTCATCACCTATTCTGTTTAAATATCTTAAACCACCTGACATAGGTATACCTTTATAAATAAATTGTGCGGCTTGTTGTGCGGCGGCACGTTCAGGACTTCTTGATTTCATAAAGTCATCTGAAGACATAAAGTTAAATAATTCAATAATGTTTTTAGTATAGAATTTAGAAGTAATGTTTCTAGTTAACATAGTAATTGCACCTATAGATACTTCTGTTAATTGTTTATCAATACTTGGTGGTAAGTCATCTGTTTCTCTAGCCCAGTTACTATACACGTCCATAACATCAGCCATAATAAACATAGGGGTAAACAACGGGTCTAATCTATTTAAAGAAATATATCTGCCATCATTTGTTTTCCATGAATAAGGTTGCCAACCTGTGTTAGCTTCTTTTTCTTTATTAACTCTCCAATCTCTATTACCACCTCCTGTAATTTTACCTGCCATTACAAGACCTAATGCTCCAGTCCACAATAAATAACCCATTTGTATTCTAGCATTAGCCTCTGCCGCCGCCTCTGGGTTTAGGTATCTTGATTTACCAAACACACCTCTAATAGGTGCAGTCATTCTTCCAAGTTTACCTTTACTTAAACCATGTGTTATTTTTTTAAATGTACTAGCACCTGCATCTAAATCTGGTAAATCAGCTTCAGCAAGTAAGTGTCTCATTTGAAATTGATATCTACCTAGAAAAGGTAAATGTTGAAAATTCCATCTTAATAAGTTTGATGGTGTGTTTATAAAGTGGAGACCAAATACTCTCGTCCATTTAGCTTTACCTGCTGTTTGTGATAATATCCAACCTGTAA